CGGCACCAGCGGTGCGCCGCGCCCGGTGCCGTCCTCTGTTGCCCCTCCACATTGCGTGCCGAGGGTATGGGCGATGATGTGAGATGGTCGGCTTGGTCTGTTCTCTCCCTCTGCGCGAAGCGGGCCGGCCTTGTCGTCCTCCATCCACCAGCCTGGGCCACTCTCTCTCGCAGCGATCAACTGTCCGTTGTAGGCGTCTTGTCCGTTGAAACCGCCTGGGTGAGCGCCCGATCCAGCGCCAACGGTAACACCTTCCCGCGAGCCTCTGCGCGGCGCAAAATCCCCGCGCAGGCTCGCGGGCTCAAAAAGTACCGCTGCGGCACGTCTCCAGTCTCCAAGATGTCCGACAACGAAGACACGGCGGCGGCGCTGGGCCACTCCGAAGTATTGAGCGTCCAGGATTCTGTACGCCCACCCATACCCGAGCTCGCCCAACGCTCCGAGGAAGGCTCCAAAATCCCGCCCTCCGTCAGACGACAGGACGCCGGGCACGTTTTCCCAGACGATCCAACGGGCGCCACAGTCGCGAGCCAGCTTGAGATACGCGAGGGCCAGTCCTCCTCTGGGATCGTCCAGTCCGAGGCGTTTGCCTGCGATACTGAACGACTGGCAGGGCGTACCTCCGACAAGAAGGTTAATTGTCTCGAATCGCTCATGGTCTACCGCCTTTGTCATGTCGCCCAAGTTGGGCACGTTGGGCCAGTGGTGCGCCAGCACGGCGCTTGGAAACTTGTCGATCTCGCTGCACCATCGGTGATCCCAGCCCAGACCGGACCATGCCACCTCTGGCGCTCCTATGCCGCTGCAACAGCTTGCCCACTTCATCGTTGTGATGCCTCCTTGTCTGCCCAGGTAACTGCTACCGCTAGTGCCGCCCACATGTGACTCTTGAATCCATAGAGGGGACCGGGTGTCTTCTTCAGTCCGATAGCCACCCGCTTGCCCTGCCCCGCAGAGAAGCGGTCTATCAACGCCTGCCGGATGTTGCCGTCCTTCGCTTTCATGCTGCCGCAGAGGTGGAACTTCACGTCCTTGCGGTAGACGCGGTGGGTGAAGGGGAACTCGGTGCCCGACATGCGACCTTTGGGCATGAGGCTCCAAGACGCTTCAAACCTGCCGATCCAGCAGCAAGTCTCGAAGACGCTGGCGCCGACCGGCATTCCGTAGCTGGCTATCATCTCGCATACGAGGTGGCTTGATTCAAGATGGTCCCACATGAGCACCAGCAAGCGGTCGTTGCGGGTGATGCCAGCCTCAACAGGTGCCTCCGCATCGGTGTCGTACAACACCCACCCGCTCTCGATAGTGCCGGGGTCAATCGCCAAGATTCTCATCGTCGCCCCCCCAGTGCATCCTCTCGCATGCTATCGAAGGCGAGGTCTCCTTCCACATCGCATGCGTTGCATTCGCCGGGCTCATTGCCGTGGGGACAGCCGGCGCCATGGTCGGAACAGTCCTGGCACCAGACGGTGTCACCCATCTGACCGCAGCCCCGGCACGGCACCTGCCACAGGCTGGGCTGGATGAGCCCGAGCATTGCATCGCGGATGTCGCCGCCCTCGGTCTCGTTGCCCAGGCAGTCCCAGCCTGTTCGACGCTCCCGCGCAAACAGCTCGAGGCGAGGTCCGGGCGATACGGAACTGATCAGGTTGTGAACCTGCGGAGGCTTGCGACTGTGCCTGGCACGCCTCGCCAGCAACAGGGAAGGCACAACGGGGCTGGGCTTCTGCCCATACGGTGTCCCGCCCGGTCCCAGTCCACCGCGCACACCAAACAGCAACAGTTCATGAGCTCCGCGCAGGTACTGCCCCAGCCCCATGCGGGGACCACCAGCGAACGGGTACTCCGCGCTGACCTTGCCCCAACACATGTTGGTGACGTAGCGGAAGCCCCACGCCTGCATGACCTCGAGCCCCTGGGGCAGAAAGTTGTTGGTGACCCACAGCCAAAGGTGGCTGCCGCCCTCGTCTGCCAGTTGACGCACGGGCAGCGCAGTTATCTCCTTGGTGGACATGAGCGGGTAGTGCCTGTCGGCTCCACGCTTCGACTTGCCGCCGCCACGCTCTGCCCAGGGTGGGTCGGCCAGGATGCACTTGTACTTCATCGGTGTCTCCCCTTGCTGTACGCTTGCTGGTAGCAGGCAGAAGCGGTGCGGTTCTCCAGCCCCGGTTGGGCCGCAATGGTGCGCCACCGTCGATCGTTGCCACCGTGCCTGGCCCTCGGGTACTCCGCACACGCAGTCCACAGTGCAGCCATCTCGGCATCGGTCCAGCGTGGCTTCAGTGTGTTGCGCTGCGCCAGCATCCGCACGAGCAGTCCACCCCCACTCCCCGACGATGGGGGGGACTTTGAGTTGCCGGTCTGTGCGGTGGGATAGGTGCCGCCTGAGGCGGGCGAGGGACTGTCCTTGCGGGTGTTGTGGTGGGACATGGTGGAACCTACGGGGATGTAGTGCCGGCTACTCGAGTTCGTCTGCCAGTTCGTTGATGATGTCTGCGAACATCTTCCGCTGGCGCACACCTCTGGAACCCTTGGTCCTCGAGTTGCGGTCAGCAATCAGAAGCCGGATGGACTCGACCAGTTGCTCCCTGCTGGACAGGAGATCGCCAACGTCAACGTCCAAGGCACCTGCCATGAGGTGAACCGTGTCCAGAGAAGGGAGTTGCTTCGACTTCCGAAACGGCGCGTTCTCATACCGGGACAGGCAGTTGCCACCCGGCACCTTCTTCCAGCCCATACGCTCGGCCAGGTCCTGCTGTGTCAGACCCCGTCGCAACCGGGCAGCCCGGAACTTCGCCGGGTCGAACCACTCTTGAAGCTGCACCTTGCTGGTCTTGCGTGCCATGGTGGTCTCCTAAAATGGGAGGTCGGACAAGTCGTCCTTGGGGGTCGCCGCCGGCTCGGGAGCGGGGGCGACCTTGGGCGCAGGGTTCCGGTCTCGGGTGGGCTTGGTCATGAAGGTCACCTCCTGCGCGTTGATCTCAGCCGAGACCTTCTCGATGCCCTCACGGTCGGTCCACTTGCGATAGCCGAGGCTACCCCGGACAACAACCCAGTCACCCTTGCGGAGGTAGCGTTCGATGTTCTCTGCGGTCTTGCCCCAGCAGACCACCCGGTGCCAGTCGGTCTCGCCCTGGTAGTTGCGGGTGGCAATGCTGATGTTGCAGACCGCGTTGTCGCTGCTGGTATAACGGAGCTCAGGGTCTTGCCCAATCCTGCCGGCGAGTGAGATCGAGTTCATATCAGCCCTCCTGTGGCTTGATGTCATCCGCTGAGAAAGCGGGGTCCAACTTGTCGGAACACTCCGACAGGTGTTTGGTGTAGGTGTTGATGTCCTCGGTGGTCATGTCCGCAATGTCCTGCACCGGGCGCCCCAGCACCTCGGAGATGGGGAGGTATCCGTCCTTCTTGCGGAACAGCGAGCGCATGCGACCCAGGGCGAGCTGCTTGGTGTTGTCCTTCTTGCGGTCAGGAGTCGGTGTCTGCCGCTCATCCTGCCGGGCAGCCTTTCGCATCTCCTCGCGGGTGGCACGCTTGTTGCCGCTCATGCCCAGGTTGGCGAGGGCACGCCCAATGGCAGAGGTTTCGCAGTTCTCGACCCAGCAGTCCACGTTCGGGCCGCCACCGCTGACCTTGCGGTGCTCCTCTGCCCAGCCACTGGCGTCCGGGTGCGGGCGGGTGGCATCCTTCCACACATCGGCGCGGAAGATGACGGCATCGAAATTGTCCACCGAATGGTGCGTCAGGTCGGTGGCGATGCGACCGTTGGGGTGCGCTGCCCAGAAGCGATGCAACCTCTGCTCCACTGTTTCGTAGTCATCCAGTTTGAAGCGAGCCATGCTAGTTCCTCCTGTTAGGGGCACATTATATGCTAACTCGATGCTAATGGTCAACAGGTTTGAGGTGCTTGGGCAGCATGATCAGACCACCCTCTTTGGTGGAGGCCCGGCGATCCTTGCGGTTGGTCTTCATGCCTTCGTTGTGCCCAAGCTGAAAGCCCATCGAGAAGGACTCCGCCAGCATGTTGCAGAGCATCTCGCAGTGCTCCTTGTGTCCGCTGACCACCGCAACGAGGGCTCCCTGCCCCACATCCTCAGGCTTCTTGTCGGCGGGCACCTCAAGGATGGCAAAGCCGATGCCGGTGGGCTGGCGCACTGCGAAGAGGGCGTAGCGGGGCGCTGCCTCGGGCGCTGCCTCGGGCTCGATGGCTTCAACGGTCTCGGTCTTCTTGTCGGTCATGATACCTTCCTGTGCTTCTCAATGATGGGCAGGAACGCATTGCGCCAAGCCTTCTTGGCGAGTTGCTCCTGCCGTTGCTCTGGTGTCCATGCGTCCCACTGCTCGAGCAGTTGCTCGATGCCCTTGGAGACCTCTTCGTCGCCAGGCGGTGGCGGCTCGGGCCGGCACCGATTGCGGGTAGGGTCGGCGCTGCGCTTGGGTGGTGCGTAGGAGGAGTAGCCGTTGGTCTTGGCGTTCCTCATCCAGTTGCGGGCGGCAGCCTTCCAACTCTTCATCGGCGACTTGCCCACCGTCCACCCCTTGCTCTCGTAGTAGTCGAAGAACTTGTCAGCCTCGACCTTGGTGCTGCCGCTGATGGAGAAGAAGGCAGCAACCTCTTCAGCCTCGGGCACCTTGAACTTCTTCTTCTTGGCGGGTGGGATCAGATCAGGTTGTTGGTTGGTTTTGATCATATGGTCTTGATTGGGTGACACTGGTGTCACCATCCCCCCGACACTGGTGTCACCATCCCCTGACAGATTTGTCCCCCTCCCTGTGTCAGATTTGTCACCCTCCCCTGACACATCTGTCAATTCCCTTTGATCTCCATCCCATCGGTCGAAGTTCAGAACGTAGAGGCTGGACTGGTTGGCCCCGGTGGTAGCCACCCGGCGCATCACCTTGATCCAGTTGCCCTGCTCCAGCCGGCGGAGTTGACGCTGCACTTGGCGCGGACTCTGCCCCAGGTTGTTGGCGAGGGTGGCGAGGCTGGGCCAGGACTTGCCGTCGTTGCTGGCATAGCTGGACAACACCAGCAGCAAACCCTTGGCTGCCACCGGGATCGACGGGTCGCGGACGATGTGTGTAGGTAGAACTGCGAATCCCATTATTCATCCCCCTCGTGAGCCCGCTCCTGTGGTAGCAGGTTGCCCTTCTGCACCCAACGCGCAGAGGTGGCGCACTCATGGTCGGGGTGCAGGGCTGCCACCTCGTGGATGGTGGCGGGCCGCCAAGTGCAGCCCACCCAGTAGGGGAAGCCATCCTCTTCACCCATGAACCCGCCACCCTCTGCCACCACCAGCCCCACCAACGGGGGGAAGGCGTAGGTGTCGCGGAACAGGTCCACCGGGTCGAAGGTGTGGCGGGGGCAGCACCGCAGGGGCACTGCCAGTTCGGCCAGGTCCTTGCCCTCGATAGCCAGGACTACGATGTCCAGGGGGGCAGCGTCATCCATCGGCCAAAGAGCCAACACAAGCATGCGGGGGTCGTTACACATGGAACCGCTCCTTCGCCCACGATGGGAGGTCTACCTCATGGACGCCACCACGCCACGCTGCGACGTGCTCCTGCCCCTCGGTCTCCGCGAGTGTGTCAATGCCCTTGCGCCACAGGTAGTGTCCGCTCGCCACCATGTCGGGGGAGGCGGCGAACAGACCGTAGGCATAGGGGGGGATGACCTCGTGCATCAACCACAGCCAATCGTAGTTGTCGCCGGTCAGCACGCGCAGACCCTCAAGGTAATGCACCATCTGGATGTGCATGCCCCGGTTTGCGATGGTCTTGCCGAATGTCGCCGGGCTGGCGGAGCCAAAGATCGAGCTGGTCTTGTAGTCTACGGCAATGCCGCGCACCTTATCCAGCCAGTCGCAGCGCAACTTACACCACAGTCCGGTCTCATCGTCCTGCCAGAACCCGGACACCTCGGGGGCACCGGACACAAACAGGTCCTGCACCTCGGCGTGGGAGCGGGCGTACGTCACTGCCCGGTGGACGGTGTCCCAGTCGGTGGTGGGCACCGGGGTGATGCCCTGCTCGCGCATCGCTGCCTTCGCCTCCTTCACAGCCTTGCTGTTGCCGTGCCCCTCGGGCTGGCGGGCGAACTCCTTCTCGTAGGTGTCGGGTTCAAGCATCGCACCGTGGGCGAGGCTGCCCTTGACCATGGAGGAGGTGGTGGCAATGCCGGTGCGAGCGTGCAGCGGGCCGACAGTAGCGGCACGCACAACGGTGGTGCTGCCGTAGGCTGGCATCGCATGGTACTCGGGGGCGGGCATGCCGGTGATCAGTCCAGCTTTCAGTTCAGTCATTGTCGAGCTCCTCTTCCACCTGCTCGAGGTGGGAGTCAAAGTGCTCTGCCATCAGGGCAGCGCACAGGTTTCGGGTGGCACGCGGGTGCGCGTACCGACCACTGCTAGCCCATGCCTCGAATGGGGCGGGGACTGAGTCTTTGATGCGCTCGGCGCACCGCTGACTGGCGAGGTCTGCGACCCGGCGCCAAGCACCCGCTGCCATCGTCGGCATGTAGGTGCCCTCCATCACGCGCTTGCGGAGGTTCTGCTTCACGCGGAACCGGGCGAAGCTGATGGCTCGGTCTTCATCATTCCAGGCCAGGTCTCGCAAGACCTCGGCGGGTGTCGGGGGGGTGGTGTCAGTCATCGGTCTTCCTCGGTTGTTTGTTGTAGCTCTCGTGCATGGTGGAGAGCAGGGCGAGGCGCATGGCGAGGCGTGCTTGCGGGTTGGCTTGCAACTGCTCCCACACCTGCCGCTCGGTCTGCTCCCAGTCGATGCCCAAGGCTACCAACCAGCGGAGCAACCGCTCGGCCCGCCACTTCGCCTTGATGCTGGACTGCACCGATTTGCCGCTCCGCAGGTGGGTGAGGTTGTATCGCCGGCAACTGCGCGGCCATAGCCCCAGCCCGTTTGACTGCGGAGCCCGAACTTCAATCTCCCTGCCATCGGTGCAGAGCACCTGCCAGATGTGCTTGTACAGGGGAACGTGCCGGTAGGGGGACCGCCCGATCTCAAGCCACGGGACGGTGGTGTTGGATGCGATGCGGGTGACGGGCAACTCCATCCGGCGCATGTGCGCCAGCACGGGGCGCCACGTTCCCATGCCGCAGGGCTTGCAGAAGTAGCGGACCATGCTGTGATGAGCGGCTACCACCCCTCGGTCTGGCACGAGCATGCCAAGGTCCACCTTCCAGTCGGCTTGTTGTCCACAGGGGCAGAGCATCTGTCGTCGCCTCGTGCCGCTTCAGCGGCTGCGCTTGCGGGTTGTCCCGCTGTTGGTGTGCATTATAGCACGGGGTCTACGGTTGCTCCAAGTTGTTGAGGCTGTGCAGGGTGTCAACACCTTTGTCGGTGATCATCCAGTAGCCAGGACCGGCACCAAAGGCGGGGCGGAGCAGTCGTTTGTCGAGACCATCGCGAAACACAATGCGATTGTAGCGGTCCCACCTGCGGGGCTCGCGCAGCAGCAGGTCTGCCAACATGTCGCGCAGGGATTCAGCGTGTCCTGTGAGTTTGGTTGCGGTGGTCATGGTCTAGTTCTCCTCTGTGAACATGCAGTCAATGATCATCATGGCATAGTCGAGCGTGTCACCGATGCGGGCAGCCTGCACAAGCCAGTCCAGCCCGTCGTCGTCGCCCTGCCCGGTAGCCTCGGCGGCGAGCCGGCGGATGGTGGGGAGTTGGCGCCACGCCTCGTGATTGCGGGCTGCGGCGTAGACGATCCCGTGCGGGGTGTAGATGATGTTGGCGACGGGCACGCCGCGCAGCATCAGGACGATGCCACAACGTGTACCCAGGGCCAGGCTAACGTCCAGCAGGGTGAAGGGGCGCGTGTTCATGGTTAAGCCTCCACTCTGGCAAGCCACTTGCCGTCGAACCAGACGCGCTCAACTTTGATGCCTTCCAGCAGCAGCACCCGCAGGGTGCCTGCCATCTCTTGGTCTGTGAGTCCGAGCTCGATGATGGTCTCCATTCTATTCTCCCATGCGGCTACTGCCGCTGTGTTGGGCGTGCTGCCCGTTAGGGGTGCGCGGTGTAGTGTCAGATGATCTCGCAATAGGTGCGCCAAGAATCCGCAGCCGCGCCCTCGTCATTCTCTCCGTCGCCGCAGATGCACTCGGCGCAGGACATATCACAAGGTGGCAAACTCTCCTCCTTGCTGTGGGGGGGCACGTATGCGTCGCAGGCATGGCAGGCGCGATTCTCAGGGGCCGAAGTGCGCCATCCAAAGCAGCAACCGTCGTCGTGCTCGCGCTCGCCCTCCTCAAGCCCGGCTTCTTCCAAGCAATCGTCATTCTCTCCGTCGCCGCAGACCGACCATACGGACTCCATGTTCCCGCACTCAATGTCAGCGTCTGGGTGCCGCTCGCGCAAAAACTCGATGTAGCCGAGATCGCCGTTGATGCTGTCGATGTTGATCTTGATAGTGATGGTTTTCATGTCTTGACCCCGTGGTGTGTGTGGTGGTCTAAACGAGGCGGTCAACCGCTGCCGGCAACCGAAAGCGGCCCGCGCACTGGTCGCAGACGACAACGGCGCCCGCCTTCCAACCCGCGTCGCGCACACTGTCCGCGCTGATGTTTGTCGATCCGGTGGCCGGATCGTGCAAGAACGCGCCGCAGTGGCGGCAGTAAACGCAGATCAGCACGCTTGCGTATTCTGCGGTTGGTGTGTTGGTCGTCATGTCGGTCTCCTTGCGGTGTGTTTTCCTGTGTCCCGGTGTTGGGCGTTGTGCCCGGTGGGGGTGCTTGGCACCCTGCGCTGCGCGACAGCGGACTGACGCGCAACAGAGGGGGTCAAGCGGTGCGGTCTAGCCCTCCCCGGCTTTGCGCTTGCCGGCGCCGCAGTTGTTGCACTTGCTGCCCCAGTTCCCGTTGCCGCCGCAGTAGCGGCAGGTGCGCTCGGTGCTGTTGGCAATCAGCCACCGCTGGCACGCCTGCAAGTCCTTGATGAGGTCTGCCAACTCGTGACGGTCGCGCAGGTGCAGGCTCACCGAGACCGAGGGGCCAGCACCCTGACAGGTGTTGATCTCGCGTGCGAGGTATACCTGCTCCTCGATGTCGTTTGCGTCGGCGCACTTGACTGCCGAAACGGTAACGCGGCTGGCGAACGTGTTGCCCGTGTTGAAATACTTAGACGGGTTGGGATGGGTGTTGCGCTTGCTCATGGTTCCTGTCCTTGCAGGTCTCGCCTGCTGTGATGCCGCTGGGTTGCGGCTGTGATGGAATGCTAGTTGAGCCCGACAAGGTCTGTCAAGCCCTGCGTCAAGCGGGGTCCGTTGTCCTTGGGACGGTCGCAGGTGCAGACGGTCTCGCCGCAGTCTGCCTGGCCGGACGGTCAGCGAGTCGGATTGCCTGCCGGATGGCTTGTTCTGAGGTCAGCATGTCATAGCTCCTTGCGGGTGGGTCGTCCCGCTATCGGGGGTCAAGGGTGCGCTCGATGAGGGTTGAGTCGCGGGGGGCAATGTCGCCCTCTTCGCCGCATTCGCCGCAGCAAGTCTGCGGGTCGTCGCGAGGTGGGAACATCTCAAGCGAGGGCGATGCTACAGCAATTGCGCAGTCGTCGCAGAGTAGAACAAAAGACAAAACGTGGTTGTGGTTGTGCTCGTAGAAGGACAGGATGGTCGGCATGGTCTAATCCTTGCGGGTGGGTCCCGCTATTGGTGGTGGTTCAGTCGTCGCCGCAGTTGTTGAAATTGAGGGCAATGTCTATGGGGCTGCACCACTCGCCAACCCACACAACGGCATTGGGTGCCGGGGCAGGTGCCACTTCTGGGCGCTGCCACAGGATGACGAAGAACAGCAGGGCGGCGAGCGTCAAGGTGATCATGTAGGTTCGGGTGCTCATCATGGTCTCAATCCTTGCCCCATTGGGCGGCCATTGCGGCGGCGATGCCACTGTAGGTTTTGCTGCGAAGCTTCGCTCGGTCAGGACCGGGCGACATATAATGAACGCGGGTGCGTTCAGCCAGCGGCAGCAGCATCATTGCCGCGTGTACGTTGTCGGTGTGCTCCAGCGGAGCCAACCCCTTGAGCCACAGGCAAGTGGCTTTGCTTTCGGTGTGCCCGAATTGCCAAGGCTGCACAATCTGGTCTGGCTTGCGCCACTGCGACGACAGGACCCCGATCGGGTTCTCGATCGCGATGCGCGGACAGTCTGCGGCGGCGATAGCGGCGACGAATGCCAACGCCGCTTGCTGCCGACCGTCGGCCCGCTTGGCGGCGAACCAGCGTGCGCCGGAACTGGCAAGATGCGTGCAAGGCGGGAACGCGACGATCATATCCCAGCCCTTGCTCAACTCCGCCAATACGTCGCCTTGAATGTGCCAGCCGGGATGGTCACCGCTGCATGGTTGAATATCGCAGGAGTACGCCTCGTGCCCGAGGTTTCGGAACGCGACCGCGACCGCTTGGCTTTCTTCGCAGGCTACTAGGATTCTCATGGTTTTGGTCTCCGTCTATCAGGGCAGGGCAGGGGCGCCCCGTGATGCTGGCGACCATCGGCGGGTCGCCAGCATACCGGGAAGTCGCTGCTATGCTGCGGCGTAGGCTCCGATCACCTTCCCCTTGGCAGTGTAGATAAGGCGCCCGAGCACGCCTTTGCGGACAAGCGACTGGACGCGTCCCGCGTCGCCGTTGCCGTGCCGTGGCGAGACGATCGACAAGCCCTTGCCGGCGCCGTCGCAAAGACCGCAGTCGGCGCACGACATAATTTTAAGCCCAGCATATTTGCGGTAGACACTGCCGGGGCAGAGGGTAGCACCCTCGGGCAACGTGTTTCCAAGGGTCTCGGCGGCGGGAGAGTAGAAGCCTCTCCAACCCGCCGCCTTAGCTTCGGCAAGGTCTTCTAGGGTGTAGCAAGAAGCCATATGGGTTTCGCACAAATCCGGGCGGTCTCGCCAATTCTCGACATAGGCCAGCGACTGCATGCCAAAGTCGGCGAACGTGGACAACATGTTATCAACAACAGCAGCGGGGATCGCGCCGGTACTGCCGACAACCATCAGCCGATACTTGTCGCCCGACTGGAATCGATGGGCACGTAGATGGTTTCGCAACGCATTGGGTCGCGCCTTGATCGCTGGCCCAGCCTTGCGGATCGTGGTGATTGGTTCCGAGACGCTCTGAGCGTTGTATTGGGCGTAACACTTAGCATTGCCCTTGTGCTCGCAGGCATTGTCGCAGACCGAGTCAATCGCGCCATTGATCAAGCTGTGGCGATAGGTGGTACCAAGCTTGATGGCAGACTGACCGTGGTCGGCTGCCCGGACCTTGGCAATCGTGACCATCGGCACAACGGACAAGGCGAGCACTTGCCGCGCCTTCACCTTGCCTTTTACCTTGCGATTAGCGCCAACGCGGGCGAAAACAGCGATCGGCTGGCCGTTCAATTCGCTATTGCCAGTCCATATTAGTGTCGATTCTCTCATTGTATCCTCGTATGCGACTCAGGGCCGCTTAGGTGTCGCAGGGTCTGCCCCTGCCCTATACCCCGGACCGTGGTAGTCCGGGGCAATGGGCAACGGCAGAGCCTAGCTTTCTGTACTGCGCTTGGAGATCCAACGTCGGCACGCTTGGAGATTGCTAATTAGTGTGTCCAATTCTGCCCTTGATGCCAAGTGAATGGTGGTCGCCATATGCGAGCCGTTGTCAGCGTAAAGGGTCCGCTGGAGGTAGATTTGCTCGCTTGAGAACAAGGAAGGGTCCCCCGGTAGAGCAACAACGGAGATCCGGCCCTCAGCAATAACGGGACCAGTCCGAAAAGAAGTGGTTGGATCGGTTGCTTTGTTGATGCGCTGTGCCATGTCTTCCTCGCTTGCGGTTCGGGACCGCTTAAGTCGGCTTAATTGCCGTAGGAGTATTAAGGGCATGGTTCGCACCTACTGTCAACTAACTCTTCTGCCCCCTATCCAGCTTGATCCTAGATGAGGGTCGCCCGATCCCCGCCAACCATCGGCAGTGATCATCGGTGGACAGGGAAGATCGACAAGGCACCAAGATCGGGCGTTGATATGGGAAGGCTAGACCTAGATTGGGGGCGGTGACGTGCGTCAACTCGAGCTAGCCTCCCATCACCGCCTATGACAAGTTGTGTCCTATGCCATTTGCAAGCCACTGCTTGCGAGCACAGCCGATCACCGTCAATCTGGACCCTCAGGGTAGGGAACACCATAAAGACGCAGCACAACAAAGATAGCTAACTCTTTGAATATAGGGGGCTTTTCGTTCCTTTGACGCTAGATCGCCCACATGGGTGCCTGCCCGTGGGTAAGGGGGTACCTGGCCTCGAGGGGCTAGTGCTCGGGGGGGACACCCCCATACCCGATATATCCCAAAAAACGGTGATGTCCACAGACCCCAATCAACTGGCGGCAGAAACATCTTGACAAAACCTCGGTCTCTTACTAAGAATCGACTGCAAGGCAGGAGCGGAGCAAGTTATGCGAGCAGTCGATACACTGGAAGGGACGCAGTCCCTCTAAGGGAAGTCTCGCTCTCTTGCTTTCCTAATCTTGTTGTCAGGTGTTGGTTGTGTGTGTATTCTGCTGGGCGGAAGGCTCTTGCAGGAGGAACACATGTCCGAGCGAGCAGGGTTGATAGAGGTTGCGCCTCTTCTAGTGAGTGAGGGTTGTCGGAGGGTGTCTGGGTACGACATGTACCTGGTGTCCGGGTCGCATCTTCAGATGTTACAGGCGGCTGCCCGGAGCAGCGAGTTTTGGGAGAAGAGGGCTCGGGAGAGGGTCGAGGAGTTGGCGGGGAGGTCGGGTTGCGGGGACTGCGGAGAGACCTGTTCGGACTGCGATTGCGGAGTTCGGATACCTGAGGGCGGCGTTTGCCCCCACCCCACCCACCGGGAGGCCGGTGTGTCTGTTGTTCACATCTCCACCCCTTCCGACCGGCAGCACCTGCACGACGAATACATCCGGCAGAGGGATGCCGCAGAGCGGGGGCGGAGCAGGTTAGATTCTGAAGGGAGTCCGCGCTGTCGGAACCGCAGTTGCAGCAACCGGGAGGCAGAGGTAGATGTCTGACATGCTTGTCAAGATGGCAGAGCAAGCGTTGGCTAAACAGATCGAACGGATAAAGGCAACACCTGCTGGCTCTGATGTCGCTAAGGCTAATCAACACCTGCTTGCCCTCGGTGACGGGTTCGGCGTGGGTGCTGGGCTGTTAAGTTGTGCGGGGGCACTATACTATGTGCTGGACTGCACGCTGGCGGTGGCCGGGACGTATGAGTGCGCTGTCAGCTTCAACGCATCGGGATTCAGTTGGGATTTCGGTGCGTTCACAGCGCCAGTGGCAGGGACATTCTTAGTGAACCCAAAAACCGTTGCGGGCAAGTGTCACTTCACCTGCGTTGCGGTGGACGTTGTCGAGGGTATGGCGACCTTTTCGCTGTTCAGTACGCACGGGAAGTTGTATGGAACCTTTGTCGGTGTCACTGAGGGTGCCGACATGGCCGACATTAGCGGAACAGGCACGTTGAGCGTGTCGTAAGCATGTTAGAAAGGAGCCCGTCAAGGGGTTTAGAACCGATGTCCAAGGAGAGACTGATGAGAGCGTTCATGATTCTGATGGTTGGCTTGAGCCTCATGCTGACTTCGTGCAGCGAACAGAAAGCACCCGCAGCGCCCGCAGCCGAGGCGACCCGCTTTGACAAGATCGTCATGCACCTTGGCGAGTGCAAGAAAGAGCCAGCCTGCAAGGCAAAGCTCACTGCACCGGGGTCGTTGCTCATGGGCTGCGCTTGGTGGCAGACAGCCTATTGCAGCGCAGCGACCGCTGCCGCTGCCACCGCTTGTGTGGTGACCGAGGGCGAGGCGTGCCTGCCAGCGATTGAACTGGTCAAGAGCATGGGGTGCTGTGATTGTCTGCCCGCCGGGTTCACGCGGGACATGTGCAAAGACCTCCCCTAGTTTGCTTGAAGTAGTGCGTCGGCACTGTAGAGGCTCAGATGGGGCTTGAGTACCCTTCCAACGCTGCCGAATCTTTCCACGCCCCTGCCCGACCCGCCGGAAGAAGGATGAAGAAGAGACCCGGACCCAAGCACAAGCGACCGACCCCGCAGCGCGTTCTCTACACCCCAGACCGCTGCTGGCGGCACCGAGACTGCCCTCGAGACTGCCCCGACTGCCGCAAAGAGGCGCAGGAGGAGAAGAAGGTCTTCCACCTGTGGGACGCCCGCAGGGAGAAGCACGAGGGGGTGTGGTATGCCAAGTGTGCGGACCACGAGGCATGGGTCCCGCAAGGAGAGCCCTGCCCAGGCGAACGGCAGTCGCTGATCAAAACCATCAAGGTCTGGAACGGGATGGAGCGCAAGCGTGAAAGAGCGGCTCGACGAGATTAAGACCGCTTTCGACGGTCTCCAATTCCCCAACGATGCAGTCCGCAGCCTCGCCAATATGGCTGTGGAGAGGCTCGAAACAGCAGTCGAAGACAAGAAAACGAGGGCTGAAGAAGAGTGGTACGACCGCTGCATGAAGATCGCCATGTCGGCACCGTCCATCTCCCAGGGCGAGAGACACCAGAGAGTCGCTGCTCTGGCAGCGAGGCGCAGAAAACGGGGCACGGAGTGAAGCAAGACATCTTTGAAGAGATCGTCGAAGAGGCTGTGGCAGACGAACTGTCAGTCCTGTCAGATACCGAGTTCGACGAGCAGTACATCCTCCAACTGGCAGAGGACTTCGTCTTCTTCTGCGAGCAGGAGGTCAAGATCGTCGATGCAGACTCCAACGTCATCCCGTTTGTACTCAACCCGCCGCAAGTCCGAGCCACCAGGCACGCCCTGCGCGAGCTCCTCGCAGGCAGACCGCTGCTGATGGTCATCCTCAAACTGCGCCAGGAGGCCGGATTCTCCACCTGGGTTGCCGCTCTCCTGTCTTGGTTGACCATCTTCATGGACAACTACCGGGCCATGGTTATCAGTCACGATGACGACTCCACCGACACCCTGCTTGAGAAGTACACCTTCATGTACTCCAAGATGTCCCCGGACGTGCGCCCGGAGGTGGACCGCTCGGCCCGGAAGCTCGGAGTCCACTACAAGAACGGGTCCTTTGTCCGCATCGCAACCGCCGGCACCTCGGCAGTCGCCGCCAAGAAGGGGCGATCCAAGACCCTGCAAGCCGTCCACTTCTCGGAGGTGGCGTTCTACGCAGCCCCAAAGAAGCTGGTGACAGCTGTTAAATCGGCCATGGGTGCCCGCCTCGGACCCTGGCGCATCATCATCCTTGAATCCTCCCCCTGCGGCAAAGGCGGGTACTTCTACGACGAGTACATGCGTGCGAAGAACGGGGAGAGCGAGTTCAAGGCTTGGTTTGTGCCCTGGCATGCGGTGCCCAAGAACACCATCAAGCCGGCTCCGACAGTTCTGGGGCATTGGCGGAAGTGGCGCAAGCACGGCAGGGCTTCAGACAGGGAAGCCGGCGGGTTCCTTGAGGACAGCAGCAACCGGATCGAGACCTACGACCTGTCCTGCGGGCAATGGCTGTGGTGGTGCTACTGCTACCGGAACGTCTGCGACGGTGACGAAGAGCGCATGCTCCAAGAGTACCCCGACGACGATGTGTCCTGCTTCCTCGCCAGCGGGCGCCAGGTCTTCGCAGCCAAGTTCCTCGCAGCCCAGAACAAGCACCTGTTCCCATCGACCAGGTTCGACCTGTCCGACAAAGGACCGACCATCTTCAAGACCGAGACCGAGGTGGGGCAGTTTGAGGGTTGGCTCGATCCAGAAGAGGGCACCCGCTATATAATAACTGCGGACATCTGCGGCGGCGGGACCGGCGACGACTTCAGCGTCATCACCGCTTGGGCGCGGCGCGGCAGGGCGATCGAGCAATGCGCTGCCTACATCGGCAAGCCAGACCCAGATGAAGTGGGTGTCCTGATGGACATCCTGGGTCGCTTCTACAACAACGCCATCGTCTGCCCGGAGTCCAACACCTACGGCAAGACCACGCTCAAGGAACTCCGCAAACTCAGTTACCCCAACATCTACCGGGAACTGGAGTGGAGCCGCGCTGAAGGCAAGTTGATCAGGAACAAGCTGGGCTGGGAGACCACCGCAAAGACCCGTCCGATGCTGGTCTCGGCGGCCCGCAAAGCCCTGCGGTCGGACTCCACCTCGGTGATCATCCACGACGACAAGCTGGTGACGCAACTCTCCAACTTTGTCTGGGTGGATGGCATGCGGTGCGAGGCGCAGCCAGGCGAGAACGACGACTACGTCTTCTCCTTCATGATCGCATGCGCCCTGCACGATGAGCACTACGATCTGGACTTGCTCTACAACGACGAGAAGCCACGGGAGGAGGGTGCCCCTCCCAAGTGGAGCACGGTATCGGAATTGGTGGATGAAGACTCCGACGAGCACTCGGACGTGGAGTCAGAGTTGCTCGAGCTTGGGTTCTTTTCCTCACTCTGACGGCACCCTTTTGGAGTTAGAACATGGACCCTTTTCACATTGCCCTTGGCATTTGCGTTTTCCTTGTGTACGCTGCCGGGCGGAGAGCTCTCTCGACACAGGCTCGCCAGGCTGAAGCGGAACGTCGCGAATGGATTGAAGAAAGGGCAGGTCTCATGAAGCAGGTGGTCAAGGTTGCTCTGTCGAAGACGGTGGGCGAGTACATGTCTGCTGAGGACACGACACCTTGTCGGACCTGGGAAGGGGACGGTTTGCACCCGGACTTGGACCCGAATGACTTCCCAGAAGTCGTCGTTGAGCAGGGGTAACCGTGCCAAATCCACCCCCCCGTTATCCAACTCAAGCGGAACTGAATGCGATGACCCCGGAGGCGCGAAGGGCATCGCTTGCAATGATGCAACCGTCTTGGGTTCAGCCTGGTTCTCAAGTTCCTGCCGGCGGGCAGCCACCTCCCGGCTACTGGACGGGTGGGGTTGTGCAGGCTGGCGGCCCGAGCAGCGTTGGACGCATGAACCGGGGGAATCCTTGGGTTTCCACGCAGGGCGCGGGCGTCGTCCCTGGTAATTTTGGCAACCCTCGGGGTGTGACGTATACGGGACAGGCGGAGGGGCCGGAGGTTACGACACTGGGGGTTAGTTCCTTTCCTGCTGTAGGTTTCACCGGCAAAGGCTCGGAGTATATGGACAGTTCGGATTGGCATGATACCAGCCTTTCTCCGCCGGAGGGGCCGTCGCCGGAGGGGTACGGTTCTGGACTTGACCCTAGAGTCGCCGCTGGGCTGGCTCGCCGGCAAACCCCGTCGCCCGCCCCCGGACCCGCACCCGCCTCCGCACCGTCCATGATGTCTCGTCCAGTACCACTAGGCAAGCCTGTGGAGGGATACGGTGCCCGGACTGTTGGGCCTCAGTCTATGGAAAACCAGTCTGTTCCGGCACCAATGCCGCAGCAGCAAACCATGGCCGACCTGAAACCCACACCTACCACAGTCGCAGGTGCAGCAGCATCTGCCTCGCGCACCCTCTTGTCCAGGCGGAAAGGTGGAGCCGGCGGCAAAGGCAAGGCTGCCGTTGCCGGGCCGGCTGCCCACAAGGCCAGTCCTTCCTGGCGAGAGCGCATCATGCAGGCTGCCAGCCACGGTGATGTGTACATGCGGAAGATGCACGACGTCCTCATCCGGGCACGTCGGTCTGCCGCAGCCAACCGTGGACAGGGTCTCGCCCCCTTCGTCCCGGTGCGGGACTACAAGCACAACAAGATGATCTTGGTGGTGGACGACGGCACCGACTTCGTCTTCGACATGAACAGCCGCAAGGGTCAGGCGGAGTACAAGAAAGCCCTCGCCCAGGCTGGCTACTCAGGGCAGAAACTGTCCAAGTACGCTGATGCTGCTTCATCCGAGCTCGCCCACATCGCGACCTACGGGGAGAGCGAAGAGCAGACCAAGGCTGCCCGCCTTGAGGCAGAGCAGTCGATGCAGGCTGGCGTTGCCAACATCAATGACGAGGCAGACCTCAAGACCATGATGGCGCAACTGGCGGAGGTGAACTGATGGCATTGGTCAAGTATCGCCCTCCAGTCGAGACCCCGGACAGCAAGGATTGGAAGGACTACCTCGGAGATGGTCTTGAGATCGGCGGCATGGTCATCGGTGGTGTCATCGGCGGCATGGCCGGCAACGCACCAGGTGCCGTCGCAGGGGCTGGGCTCGGCCATAGCGCAGGTCAGATGGCGGCATCCTTCCTCGAGGATGACCCCACCAAGTCCAAGAAGGAACTCAGGCAGGGTGCCATCGGCCTGTTCAAGGGTGCGCCTGCGATGGTCGCAGCCTATGAAGGTGCCAAGGTGCCAGAACTGCCGGGCGAGGGTGGGTATACGTCCATATACGCCGACCCCAATGCCATGGCCGCCACGTCGCCCATCCAGAACCCGTTCGGCGGCCAACCGGCAAAGACCATGGGCATGACGCTCCAGGGGCAACCCAAACCTGTCGATGCAGCCTTTGCCGAACAGTTGGACTATTCCACCGACGAGCACTATGGGACGTGGAAGCCGATCAACAACTACTACGGTGGCGGCATGTCGCTTCGCGGCAGAGGGTTGGGTCTGTAGATGGCGATCCCACGCACCAAGGTTGACCGTGTTCGCCACGCCCGGCGATACAAGGACAAGAATCCCCAGCACGAGGTAGACCACTACTTCAACCGTGCCAAGGATGCCCGCTCTGCCACCACGGCAGACTGGGTCTTGAACAAAGCGTTCATCCGGGGCTACCAGTGGTTCTCCGCTGACCCGCAGAACAACGACATCCGGCGGGTGGCGAAGAAGAGTTGGCGCAAGCAGATCACCTGCAACATCATGCAACCCGTCGAGCGCACCGTCGTCGCCAAGCTCACCGCCCAGGAACCGCGCCCAGTCGTCACTCCCGCCACCAACACCGACAAGGATCGCTCTGTTGCTCGTGCGTGCGAGCGGATGATGACCTATCAGTGGCGCAAGCACGGCATGGACCGAGAGTATGTGTCTTGGTGCAGCGAACTGTGGTCTACCGGGCTGGCGTGGTGGAAGGTCAGTTGGAACCCGGAAGCTGGTCCCATCCGAGAGGTGGACCCGCTGATCGCTGACTCCCTCGGCCTGTCCAAGGCAGAGCGCAGCCGGCCCGAAGGCGAGTTGGAAGCCTTCTCGGTGTCACCGTTTGAGATTTTCGTCGATCCCGGTGCCAAGACCATGCGGGATGCCCGCTTCATCATCCACGCCCACACCATGTCGGTGGACGAGGTGTTTGAGCGATGGGGCGTTGAGATTCAAGGCGAGCGGGTCGCCGCCTTTGGACTCGAGTGGCTGTCGGTGCTGAACGAGGGTCGCGACCAGGTGGCAGACACGGTTCTGGTCAAGGAACTGTGGGAACTCGCCTCCAAAGAGCATCCGGGTGGCAGACGCATCGTCATCGCGGGCAGTGAGTTGCTGGAATACGAGGAACCCAACCCTAAGAAGGGTGAGGACGCCATCGAGTTCCCCTTCATCTACTGCAACTTCTACCCGGACACCGAGAGCTTCATCGGCCTGACCCCGGTCTCGCAGGCGCGGGACATGCAGATGGCGACCAATCAGGTCTACTCGCTCATCATCGAGCAGATGCACCTGGCCGCCCACGGCAAATGGTTGATCCCCAAGGGGTCGCAGGTGACGCGCATCACCTCCGCTCCTGGCGAGAAGATCGAGTACAACCCGACCCACGGTCCACCGCACTGGATTCGGGGAGACCCGGTCAGCAACAACATGATGCAGCTTGGCGAGTATTTCCGCGCCGGCATCATGAACACCTTGGGCGTGCAGGACCCCTCCCTTGGCCTGTCTGAGGGTGCCTCCCAGTCCGGTCGATCCATCCTCTTCGCCGCAGAGCAGGACAATACGAAACTGGGTCCCACTTTGAAGTGCATCCGCCAAGCCCTCAAGGAACTGGGTCGGATGATGCTGGAGACCTGGAAGAAGAACGCTGACTTCCCGCTGACCTACCGCATCATGGGTGAGAACGCCATGCATGAGGCGCAAGCGTTGGACGCCAACGAGATCAACTACGAAGATGTGGAGTTCCACATCGAGTCCTCGCTGCCCGCCAACCGCGAGGGTCGCCGCCAGACCATCATTGAGATGGCGCAGATCGGGCTCATCAATCAGGAGAAAGCCCTCAAGCTCCTTGAGTTCGGTGATGTTGGCGAACTGCTCGGCGGCACCGACCGCGACCAAGAGCGTGCCCGTCACGAGAACGACCTGTTGTTCCAGGGTGAGCAGGCTCATGTGTTCCCGCACGAGGCGCACGACGAGCACCTTGAGATCCACTTGGATGCGATGAAGGAAGACCGCTGGTACAAGGCGGGACCCAATGTCCAGCAGGCATTCCTCATGCATGTCCAAGCCCACGGTCAGATGATGCAAGGGCCGGTCGAGGACCCGGACGCAGGGGCACCGCCCCCGCCCGGTGGACCTCCGCCGCCCGACGAAGGATTTGGCGTTCCCCCGCAGATGCCTGGCGTGGAACCGAACGTGCCAGAAACGCAGGCTCTCGAGATTATCGGGGGACCCGTATAACGGTTGGTCGCGTTACGACCGGGAGGCATGATGAGCAAGGGAAGAGACACAAGTTGGGGGACAGCAGACGACTTCGATGCCGCCATGACGTCCAGTATGGGCGCAGCGGATGAGACCTCGCCACAGACCGAAGATTCCGTTCCTGCGGATGATGCGGCTGCCGACGACGCGGGCACGTCAAGCCCGGACGAGGAAGTAGAAGTAGAAACTGCTGCCGCAGAACCGGAGAATCCTTTCGAGGAGTCGGCGGCGGAGCTTGTCGAGAAAGCGGTTGAAGATGACCGTCCCGTGCAGAATCTGAAGGCTGAGTTCGATCGCAAGATGACGAACATGCAGTCCCAGTTCGACACGGTGCTCAGTCAGAATCAGCAGTTGACTGGTGTGATTGGGGACCTTCGCCAGATGCTCTTGGAGCGTCAGCAGGCGCCGGCAGCCCCGGCACCCAAGACGGACCCATACGCCGCGCTCGACGAGGATGACCCCGACTACGACGTGAAGCGATTGCAGATCGACCTCAGTGAAACGCGCCGCGAACTCCTCGACATGAGGACCAAACGGCAGCAGGAGGTTGAGAACCAGTCGCGGACCCAGCAGGTGCAGCAGTACCAGCGTTGGGTCCAAGACACGCTCGTGAACTACGTCGATGCCGCAGTCACGGGGACTGCGTTCAGCGACAACCGCGAGGTCAAGGCCCGATTGTGGGAAGCCGGCTATACCCAACTGGGTGTGATCGGCGGCGACCAGCGGCGCATCAACGAGGTGGAGGCTGCCATCCAGGCTGCCAGGAACACCTTCGACTCTATCCGCAAGAGCGCCCAGGAAGGCGCGGTGCGGAAGGTCAAGACCAAACCGTCAGGGCGAGCTCCGATCCGGTCCCGTGGGGCTAGTTCGGCAGTCGCGGGCAAGAAGCCCTCGACAAACCCTGCCAAAATGAACGACAGAGACTTCGCCAAAGCGGTGGACAACTGGTTGGAAACCAACCTCGGTTGAAGTCGGGAGATTGAGATATGGCTACCACTTCAGGTGTCAGTAAGGGCACAGGAATCACCAACTATCAGGACCTCGACGGTCTGCTGAAGGACTTCTACGGTCCCCGCATTGTCGAGCAACTGAACAACCGCAACTGGGCGCTAGACCGTCTGGAGCAGCGCAAGGACATGAAGTGGAGTGGTCGCAAGATCATGTTCCCCATCCATACCAAGCGCAACACGGGTGTTGGCTTCCGTGGTGAGACCGGCACCCTGCCGCTCGCTGGTGGACAGAACTACGCCCAGGCTGAAGTCACCGACGTGCTGTTCTACGGCACGATCCAACTGACTGGCCTCGCCATGGACTCGGTCCTCGATGACAAGGGTGGCTTCCGCCGTGCCTTGGAGTCGGAGATGAAGGGTCTGGTGACGGACGCACGCGACCACATGGGCGTGCAGATCTGGAGCAAGCC